TGATTGGACTGCTGAAGAAAGAGCTAATTTTTCGATTGGAGAGATTAAACCCTCTCCACCGAAGATTACTTCTTCTTTGCGAGCAGTTGCTCCCGTGTTTATCCCGTCTTATAACCCTAACATTTCGATGTTGGAGGTTAAGGACTTACTTCTGCAAAGGGAGATTGACCAGGATGAGATGGTTGCAATTTTGACATCCAAAGGATACCCCTCCTTTTGGATTAAGAGATTGTCCTCTATGAAACAGACTGGTGATTTGAAATCCTTGCGATGGAAAGAAATCGAAGGTAGACGACGAGTTGATAGGATCGACGAGGTTAAAGGAAAAGGTCGTAAGGCCCTTCCTGCTACTACGGTCGAGTCACAAGTTCGTTCTAGTGGTAAATTTTGGCGTATTTATCCACGACCAGGCAGTCCATTTGTTGACAAGCCTACTGTTGGGAATTTTTCCCACTCTAAGTTTGTTCAATGGGTGTACGGCAAAGCCCACTTCTTGAAGATGTCTATTACAAAGAAGACCCAGTTCATTACTGGCAATTCTGCATGTGAGACTCTGTTCAAGAATCCTCTTATTCATGCTTCTTCTCCAGAATTTAAGTCAATGTTGGAGACTGCAGATGTATTTGTTGATGATTACAAGGATTACAACAAACCATCTCGTTTAGTTACGATGTCAGAGTATCTTCCGAAAGGTTTCTCTCGCAGTTTAAATATTGCTGGAGAACCCGTTACTTCGCTAGAACAGTTGGCAAGTAAAGAAGCTTTGTTTAAGCGACATAAACCTTTGTTAAGATTGGCAGTTCAATTTCTGAGTCAACCTCAGATATCTGTCGATGAGCAAAGGCTACAGTCGGCCATTGATGATAAGATTAACTCTTCTATGCGTATGCAAGGAGGGGTAGTGTCTTCTCTCAATCACAAAGTGTCATTTAATGTACCTCCGTTGGTTACAGTTGGTGTCACTCACTCTTTTGATTTCGGCTCAGCTGCTCCAGAAGGTGTTGAGCGAGTCACCATGCAAGTGATAGCTTTGTTGGCGTCAATTTCTCAATCAACTACTTGGGCACAGGCAGTTTGTTCTGTAGCTCAGTTTATTGCAGGGAATGCCGCTGCCTCGGTCCTCCTTAGGAAGATTGTTGACAGAATGTGGAGTACCACATCAATAGTTTTCCAGGGAACAAAGGATGAGGTTCAAGGTCCTCCTACCTCTTGGTGGGAACGACCTTTGACGGAATTTAAGAGGGAACTGATCGAGCCACTATGGGAAGCCATCGTGGGAGGATCAATTATGACGTTTATTTCTGAGTGTTTCACATCAGTTAGGAATGAACTTTGTATCCCTGTTGCTGATTGTATTAGCGGGTTTAAGTTCGCTCTCTTACGAGAGAGTTGTTCATCACTTGCTAAGACGGTTATTGAAGGCATTAAAACTATTATTGCACGACTCAAAGAGTGCGTAAAGGAAAGAAGCCTTCTTCCCTTATGGGGCAGAAAATGGGATCCTCTTAAATGGTGTATTACTGCAGATGCTGCTGAAGTCTATTTTCCAGACTTGGTGGTTGCTGCAGGAGCTGTAGCTAACGAAGAGTTAGTTGCAAAATTGCGCGAATCTGGAGATATTCCTCCACATTGGACTGGTCCAGTCACTATGGAACAGTTTATGTGTTGGATGGAGGAACATGCTACTTAAGGCCTGTCCCTTCTCCAGTATTTTCGCGCTAGCCCGGCAATTCACTCGCGCCTGTCAGCCGCTTACAATCGGTTTATGCGCTTTGTTGATTTTTGCCGAACTCAACTGCGTGCAGGAAATATTAGGATGGCTCCTTTTCTGGTCATACTTTACGGTAAGACTGGAGTTGGAAAATCTAATTTGCAGCAGCAGATCCCCAAGGCTCTAGCTCGACTTAATCAGCTTGATGAGACGAGTAGTGGAGTCTATGACTGGATGCCAAATGCTAATTTTCAGCATTTGTCCCACCAACACTGGTGTGTTCGGATGGATGATCCTGGTCATGGGGTTGCTCCTCCTATGGCAGGAGTGAGAAATGAAGTTGAGGAAGTAGTTGCGATAGTTAACAATGCTCCATATCCTGTGGAGCAAGCTGATGTCACAATGAAGGGTAAGGTTTTTGCCTTTCCTTCTTTGATGTTGGTGTCGACTAATTACTACACGATGAGAGTTGAAGCTCTGTGTAGGTATCCTCCTGCTTTCTGGCGACGTGTTTCAGTACACGTCGAGGTTTTCGTTAAGCCTGAGTATTGCGTTGATGGTGGTGCCACTTTGGACCCCATTAAAGCTTCTGAGGCCGGGACGCATGACCTGCATTTTTGCCATGTCCGCTACTTTGATGCTTCTAAAGCAGCAGAGGACGGAATTAAGCAAGTGTGCTTAACTGAGCCAATTGTTATGACGTTTCCTGAGTTAATGACCGACCTTCAAAATCGGTATTCATACCACATGAAACAACAGCGAGAGTTAGTATTGCGTGCTACTTATCGCGGCAATTGGTGTCCTATCTGCGGTCTTGATTCAAGTCGAGACTGCGGACACTTCGCAGCCGGTGAGGTAGACATGATGACCAAGGAATTGATCATGCGTGTTAAGACTCACCGAACTCTGGAGGCTTTTGAGCAAGAAGGAATTGAAGAGAAATCTGAAAATCCTTCTCATCTTAAGCTTCAAGGTGGCTATCTTGCTGCTGGAGTAGTTGCGGTAACTGGAGTTTTTTCTTTGGTTAATGCCTACTCCATTCGTAAGAAATTTCTTGAGGAGTTTAAGCCAATTCATCCTCTCCCTGTTCGCAGGGAAGAGGTGGTTGACACTTCTCGTTGGGACGACTTACGGCGGTATATGAAGCAGCATGTTGCAGAGTTTTCTGTAGCAGCTGTGGTAGTTATCGGTAGCAGTCTTGGCTTGCTCTCACTATTTGGTTCTACCATAGTGTTGTATCAGGCAAGGGCGAATAATGCCACCGAGGGCCTCACGCCAATGACTTGGACTAGGGCTGAACAGACGTTTAGGCCTGGAGTTCCTCCACCAGCTTCTGCTGCTTCTACTTTTACAAAAGATGACCTAATTAAGTCTCTTGCTGACTCGTTTGTTCAGGTGAAAGGGGAGTGTCAAGTTGGAGGGTATTTGCTTGGCTTCAATTCCATTCTTACTGCTTCTCATGCTGTTAAGGTTGGAAATGTTGTCACAGTCCAGTGTCGTAATCGAACTATTTCCTTTAAGATCACTGAATCGAATTTCCGAGTTCTTCCTTCTAATAGGGAGATTTGTGTTATTCGAAACGGTGAGATTTTTGGAGCTGGCTCGATCATCGGTAAGCTATGGTTAGCTGTCGATGAACAAGTTCAGCAGTTCGATGAGGTTGAGATTTGGAGTGATAAGTGTGATTACTCCCCCAAGATCAATCAGATGAAGATTCGCGGTGCAACACGTGTGTTGACTACGAGTGCTCAGACGATTGATGGGAGCTGCGGCAGTGCTTACGTGGCGCGCTTTGGCTCAGCTTGGAAAGTGGTAGCGATGCATTATGCACTTGAGGAACATGTTACTGTTACTGGTTTGAAATATAACACAGTTGCAGCACTAGTTACTCAGTTGGAACTTAAGCGTGTCGTTGAATCAATGGGAACAACTCTGCAAGGAGTTGTTACTATTGAGGATACGATGACGAAGTCCAATGAACCAATTTCCTGCTCGCATTTTCAGTTAAAGTCTGAACTGTGGGCGGCCATGTCTCATCATGGTGCTGAGCCTTATCCTCTAGGAGAGATGACTCCCAGTTTAGCTGGGTCCACTCTTCGGTCTAAGATTGTTCCATCACTGATGTACGAGGCCGTTTCTGCTCGGTTTGAGGAGGAATGGTGCGGACATACAGGTTATTGGAAAGTTCCAGACTTTAGAGGAAGGATGGTTGATGGTAAGTGGTCTTCTCTTTGGACGAACGCTTTCTCTTCTGAGAATAGAGTTCAACCTAATGAGTTGCTACTTATTGCAGCCTTGGCGGATTATTTACACGGCATGGATGCCCTGTACACTGAGGGTTTTTCTTCTTTGTCTGAAGAACAGATACTAACCGGCATTGCTGGTAGTTATGTTAATAGGATAAATATCAAAACCTCAGTTGGTCCCCCTTTTAATCGAGGAAAGCGTGCGTACGTTTTCCTCGAAGAGATGAATTCCCATCTTGCCCCTGAAATATGGGAGATGTTCGATCACATTGAAGAAGTTCTCGAGCAGGGTCAGATTCCTTCTGTTTTAGGTTTATGTACTGGGAAGGACGAACCAATTAAACCTGGTAAGTTTCCCCGAGTTTTCATTAACCTTCCATTTGCATTCAATATGCATTTGAAACAGAAAGGAGTCTGGAAGTCATTTGTTAGAGCCAATATGCAGTTCTTTGAAAGTGCAGTTGGAATTAATATGACTTCAGCTGAATGTAATAAGATTGTTTCTTTTTTACAGTCAGTCGACGCAGCTTTAGAAGGGCTCACGGATGGCGATGTGCGTTCACTAGATAAGTCTTGGTCTGGTCCTCTTTGGGACTTTGTTGCCTTGATTATCTACGCTATTTCGTGGGTTATCGGAGTTGAACCGATGAAGAATTACTTGTTAGCTCTTGGACTAAAGTTCACTACTTTTTCCATGAAGAATGACTTGTTTCGTACTCATTGGAACCCATCAGGAAATGATTGGACTGTCGAGCTCAATGGATTCCTGATGAGTCTCGGAGAACGTGTTATTTGGTATCTTCACCATTTTGATACGATTGATGTTCCTAAGCTTCAGGCTTGGTTCAACACTTTCTTCGAGAATCCAATCCCTCCGGATTGTGGCTTCACGTTTCGCAAGAAGGTAGCTTTGCTAACTTATGGAGATGATAATGTGAAGAATTCGAAGGAGAGACTTCCTGCCACTTATTGCCAGGACTGGCTAGATCAGTTAGGCATGGTAGTGACCGATGCAGGGAAGACAGGCGAGATGAAGCCGGTTGCTTTGTCTGAGCTCCAGTTCCTTAAGAGAAATCTTATTTGGGACGAGGAGCTTAAGACTTATCTTCCGCCTTTGTCGAAGAAATCAATTGCTCGTATGCTCTTGATGAAGAGAGATTCAACTCTCTCTGATTTGGACCACGCAGCAGTTGTCAGTAGCGAGGCCCTCCGAGAAGCAGTTTATCATGGTAGAGAGTTCTATCGTGATTTACGTGTTTTCTTGATTGGTCAGGCATTGGCTCTTGGTTTTTTTCATAATCCGTATTTCATCTCGAAAGAGTTTGAATTTTGGAGAATGAAGATAGCTGAGGGTAGTTTTCAGACGTGGAGTAACCGAGAACCAGTTGCTCCGGTCGCTATGGATAGCGATCTTGTGGTTCCACTTGAGGGTCTTGGACCGCTCAGGACAAACTTTGTTTTACAAGGTAAAATGTCGACTCCTTCGATAGTTAATGCTGGCAATGACCCGGCAACAAATTCAGAAAAGGTGAGTGCCAGTGCGTCTGGTATTACCCATGACACTGGTTCCATTGATTTTTCATCACCTGGTGTCACCTCCGCGACAAACGGAGTCCAACAATTTCATCAGCAGATGCCACAGAATACGCTGGATGATTTCATGCTTCGTGCCACTGAAGTCACCTCGTTTACTATGTCAGATACCGATCTCCAGGGTGTCCTCACAACGATTGATCCGTGGGCTCTCTATCTTGCTAATTCTCGAATTGCAGATAAGATTGCTAACTATCAGTTGGTGAGAGGTACGCTACAGATAATCTTTGTCTGTGCGGTCCCGGGGAATGCGTTTGGATCTTACGTTATCTCCGCTCTTCCGAATGGTGGAGATATCGTAAATGGCGTTGCGAATAATCTCAGTATTTACAATGTCATGCAGGTTGATCACTATGTTCGCATTGACTGTGCCTCAGCTGAGGACGGTGCTTTGCAACTAGAGTTCTGCTGGCCTTTTGACTTCGCTCAATTACCAACAGGACCTGCAAATTCCTGGAAGTTGTCATTCAGTTGTCTATCTCCTATAGCAACTGCTATTCCAGGAGGATTGGTCAGTGGATCAATCCGGGTTTTCGTTTCTTTGATGGACGACTACGAGTTGGTTGTCCCCCATATTCAAGGAAAACCTCTACAGCCCAATCATGCAATCAAGCATGTGGCTCCAAAGCTACATGATAAAATCTCCGCAGCTTCAGCGGCTGCAGGGAAGATTGAGAGCATAGCTAAGAAGGCAGAAGGGATACCAATCATTGGTCCCTATGCTGGAACAGTTGAAAAGGCTGCTGGCCTTGCTAAGAAGGCCTTTGGATGGCTTGGTTTCACTCGCCATTACGAAGAAGAGGCTCTTTCACGAGTCTTGCTTAGACCAAATTCCTCCCTGGCTCATTATGAGGGCTTGGACGCTAGTGACTCAGCGTCTTTGGCCTGTATTAATGAGATCAGTACTGATCCACTTCTTGTGGGCGTCAATAATCAGGATCCGCTTGCATTTGCTTCGCTATTTGCGAGATGGACACTGGTTAAGACTTTCACTTGGGATGGAGCTTCAGGACCTGGAGCGACATTGGGTACATTACCCGTTACGCCTATGCTTGGAGTTGGTGACAACACCACTGCCAACTTAGGTCCGGCTGGGTATATTGGTACACAATTCACTTACTGGAGAGGAGACATGGAGTTTTTGATCGTAATTCCTGTCAGTAAGCTTCATCGTGGCAATTTGCAAATTGCTTGGCTACCTGTCGGTTCGTCAGTTGTCAATCCAATTACAAATGCTACTTTGAATACGATCTACGATGTCACTTCAGGTGATGAGAAACAGTTGATTGTTGGTTATGCTAGGGACGTTCCCTTTTGCACGACCAACATTGTTACCAATGCTACCACAATTGTTCCTTATGGAGCAACTAATGGTCGCTTGGTTTTCAACGTCATCACACCTTTGGTTTCACCAAATCCTGATGCTACACATGTTGATGTTCTTGTTTTTTCAAGAGCTCGACCTAATATGGAGTTTGCAGTTCCTAATGAGTATTGTGTCTACAATAACTCAACAGGTCTCGGACTCCAGAATTATGTCTTGTCAACTAATGTCTATCTTCAGGGAGCGAGCGGTGATGAGGATAGTCACGCTCCCAGCTCTGTTACTCTTGTTTCAGAGTCTGGAACGTATCCTATGGAGGAGATTCTCTTCGGTGAAAGAATCGAATCCTGCAGAGCCATGATGCAGAAGCCTTGTCGTCTTCCGATAACAAAGCCTAATGTAACAGTTGGTGCTGCGAATGGAGCAGCTTGGTTGTTTTCCCAGCTTGGGACACTTCCTACTGCTTCAGGAGACCCGACAGCATTCACACCTGCTACTGCCACATGGCAGCAGTGGTGTAGAGTGTTGTTTACGGGGATTGCTTGTAGCGAGCGCTATAAGGTCCTCTGTAATTCAACTACTCTTTCGGGTACTGTTGGTCCTATCTCCACAGCTTCTGGCTTGACTATTGTCGGTCCTACACTTCCGAACACCGTTTCGGTTGGTGTGGGTGCAGTCAATGGATGCTATGAAGGACAGATTCCGTACTACTGTGGTCGAAAATTTCTTCTAGGAAGAGAGGTCGATCATATTAATACGCTTCTTACTCATCGATCTAAAGTAGGCGTGGCCGTTGCTGTTCCTGTTCAGTGTGTTCTTTACCATTCTTATGGTTCGGACATACGAGTAACAGGATTTAGACAAGTCCCAGTGATTAAATTTCGCGAGACTGCCTATCCCAACGTACCATTTTTCTCCTACTAGCGTGGGGCACCGGTGTGCCCAGATTTCGAATGTTTTGGTTCCTACGGGAACATTCC